ACGCGCACCCTTTTCTTTCAGGACGGAACCGCGCGGCGCATCGAGTTCAGCCTTTCCCTGAAACGGGTGGATGAGGGGCGTGTCGACCTGATGGGGGCCACGGTATCAGCCACATCCAACATTTTGAGGGCGCTCGTGTGAACCAGGACAACCTTGTCGTCTACATCAGGGACACCAGCGATGGCCTGCGCCGCGATGGAGCCAACTCAGTTCCGGCCTTTCGCCTCACGGTAAACGGCACGGACATCGCCAAGATCGTCAATCCGAGACTGATGTCCCTACAGCTCACCGACAACCGAGGTTTGGAGGCGGATCAGTTGAGCATCACCCTCAGCGATCACGACGGCATGCTGGAAATCCCGCCACGCGGTGCCGTCATCAAGCTTTGGCTCGGCTGGAGTGACACCGGGCTGGTCAGTAAGGGCTCATATACCGTCGACGAAACGGAGCACAGTGGCGCTCCCGACGTGCTCAGCATCCGCGCCCGGTCGGCAGATCTGCGAGGTTCGCTCAAGAACAAGCGCGAGCGCAGCTGGAGCGCGGCCACGCTGGGCAAAGTGCTGACAGACATTGCCGGCGCCAACGAACTCACGACCAAAATTGCATCGGCCTTAGCTGAGCGAGCCATTCAGCACCTGGACCAGGCCAACGAATCGGATGCAAACATGCTCACCCGCCTGGCCGAGCTGCATGATGCTGTCATCACGGTGAAGGCGGGCTGCCTGATCTGTATGCCAGCTGGCGGCGGAAAGACGTCTGGCGGAATCGCGTTACCACATATCACCCTGACCAGGGCTGACGGTGACGGCCACCGTTTCCTGCAGGCCGACCGCGACAGCTATGACGCGGTAAAGGCCTATTACTACGACATCGGCAGCACCAAGAAACAGGAAGCCGTTGCCGGCGGAGGCGACAAGGTCAAGGACCTGCGGCACACCTACAGCGACCGAGATTCTGCTTTGCGGGCTGCGCGTTCGGAACTGAACCGCCTGCAGCGCGGCAGCGCCACGTTGAGCTACAACCTGGCGAAAGGCCGGGCAGATCTCATTCCAGAGCTGACCTACAGCTTGCAAGGGATCAAAGGAGAGATAGACGCCATTGTCTGGTACGGCGGCAACGTGCAGCACAGCCTCACGGCCGATGGTGGCTTCACCACCAGTCTGGAGCTGGAGAGCAAACTGCCAGAGGACTCTGTCGATGGGCTGTACGAGGAACCGAAGGACGGCATCTACACTGGGGTGTTGGCGTTTTACCGTGACATAACCTCCGGGAAGGAGACAGCGGTAATCGCAGGTGATGCCTCGAAACCGAAACGCGTTAGGCGGGTGTACAACACTGAAGTGGCCGCCCAGAAGGCGGCCGATCGAGAGTGGAGAAAAATTCAGAGTGAACAATCGGAAACTATGAAGTGAGGATCATGTAAGCCTGTAGGCAAGATCAACTATTTTTCTATAGCTTCGCAGCCGCTCCGGTCCATTGCCATTACAGGTAGCATAATAAATATTTGATCTCCATCCCTGTTCATTGGGGGAAAGCTTAATAAATGACTCATGATCGGCCGTCACCAACTGATGATAAAAGGCAACTATGTTATACACTGACTCCAACGACTTCGTAAACGAAAATTTCATCGAAAGCAGCCGAGAGCGTATTGGTTCAGCAATACTTTCCATGCCCTTACCCCCCAAGAAATCAGCATAACCTTCAAGCTTAGTATTCTTGTAGAACACGAGAAACGCCAACCAGAAGAAATTTATATTTTCACCAATTGTGTCAGCAGCACTCTTTATCTGCTGCGCGTAGTTATTTAGCTCTCGCAAGCCAACATCAAAACACTTAGCCAGCGCAACCAGCACCAGCTCATTCTCTTCGTAATCTTTAATTTTGCAAGTCAAAGTATTACGATCCGGATGCACCACTTGCCCATCATACCTATAACCCCGCCCAACATCACCACTCACATTTATATAAAGAGAGATCGCCGGAATTGACGGAAGAACACTTTGCACCAGAGAAAATATATCTTCATTATCAAGCCTAAACTCGGCATCAAAGAATCGATTCAGGTATCTTTCGGAATTAAAACCTTGCCCGTACACAGCCCTAATGGAATGGGCGAGCTGCGTTGAGTCAGAAGCGATGATAAACCTGCACCCCTCCAACTCGAAGAAATGTTTGATTCTTTCCAGTAGCTCGATGGCATAAGTAGGTCGGCAGCGATCAAGCTCATCAATGAAGATAAACGCAGGCCCAGTAAGATTTCGGTCATTGGCGGCCTGAGAGAGTCGCTTTACTACTTCCTCTTTGAACTCTTTGACATTATGGCGCGTCTCAGCCTGATCTTTGATCAACGCCTCCACTACTCCATCTACAGCATCCTCGCTACCTTTACCTAGGAGTTCGTCAAGCTCCACTCCACTGAACTTCCGCACCAGCCCCTTCAAAATCAAAGGTCCAGCCTTCTGTACCAAAACTGATCCTGTGTTGATCATTACTTTACCTACCGAGGTAGCTGCAAGCTCAACAGGATCTTTCAGTTGCTCTTCTATGCATGCAATAAGCGCAACAAGTGGCTCTGCAGAATAATCAGTCTCCCAGGCATTGAAACGAACACAGACGTGCTTCTCCGACAGCATTTCGGACCAGCGTTCCAAGAAGAATGATTTTCCGGTCCCCCAAGGAGAGTTGACGTTCAAGACCTTTACATTCGAATTATTTAAAATATATGAAGTCAGAAAATCAGCACTAGGCTTTCTGTCCATATAATCGCCAATCCAAGCATCTTCCATAAATACTCCCAATATTAAAAGGGGGCTTAAAACAGCCCCTCCTCACCAATTGACTTCGAATGGCGCCAACCGAGATTTTCCAGCATGGATCTAGCAGCCACGGAAGCTTGGCGGGGCTGCTTGAGCTCTACGAGCGGTCTTGCATCTCAAAGGCTTCAAGAATCATCGTGATTTGCCGGCGCTGTGCGTCAGTCCTACGGCAGAACAGCCACAGCACGCGGATTAGATACTTCAAATTTGGGCACTTGCGATCCAGCATAGAAACTCCATTTCAAGCGCTCGGCACCACCATGGCACCGTACTAAACGCTCGGGAGTCACCTATTTTCTGCATGGCGCCGCGTGCCACCAGCCTACTTGATGGCAAAGTGGCATTATTTTTCTGTAACAAACTTCTGGACGAAGTCTGCACGCGACTGCTTGTTGTCGTGGGGCTGAACAAAGCTCTCACGCCAGTTAGACGGATTGGCCGCTAGTTCGGACAGGCTGATCTCGTAAAATTTCTCCACCTGCGCCCTGGTCACGTCCAAGGTCTGCGCCTTCCCATCTCTGGGGATTGTGATCTTGAGACGCTCCAGATCGGGGACCTCCCGGAAAATTCGCACCGATTCAACGGCAAGGATCTTGTTCGCTTTATCGCCCGACTCGTAATAGTCGGGCGATCGGGTCGGTACCTTCATCACAACGTTGCCGGCCTTTCCCGATTCGCTCACTGAGTCAATCGTCGACGACGACAGCACCCGCTCTACTTTGTCGCTGAACTCACTCGCGTAAGCATTCCCTATCGACAGCGCGACCAGCAGCGCACCAGCGCCGCGCACTACAGCACGTCCGAAACCATTCATTCCTTGAATTCCATACTGTCGCAGCCGCCGGACTGCGAACGCGTGAGATGCGAGGGCCGGCGCCCGCCGATCCTGCTCAACTACTTACTGAAGGTCGCCAGCGCCTCGCTGACTGAGTTGATGGTGTTGCGTGCTTCGGTAGACATGAGGCGGTATCGCTCAACTAATTGCGCCTCTTCGGCAGAGAGGCTGCCGGGCGCCTGTGGCTTGCGTTCACCGGTGACGACATAGAGAACGTCCACCCCTTTCCCGGCCACCGCTGCCAGGTAGCCCGCATCGGGACTTCTTTCGCCCTTTTCGTAGTTGATCTGCGTGGTTTTTCCCACGCCACCAACCCCTGCTAGGTCCGTCTGGCTAAAGCCGAGACGCGACCTTTCTTCCTTCAGCCGATCGCCGATGGCCATTTTTTTAAACCTTAGGCATTGACTGGTTCAAATTATTGAACCATCATCACCGCTACATGAACACGTTTGAACACAGATGAACACTATGCCCGCCCCCCTAACGCTGGATCAAGCACGCGAGAAGCTCGATCGAGCCGGCATCTCCATCGCCGAGTTCAGTCGCAAGCACAACCTCAATAAAAACTTGGTTAGCGACCTGCTCAACGGCCGCAAGAAAGGCCGATTTGGTGAAGCCCACCGGGCAGCCGTGCTACTCGGTATCAAGCTCGGCGAAATCGAAAACTAGTCACCCTGGCCCAAGGAAGAAACCAGAACATGAAATCCCCCGTTCTAGAAACCCTGCGCCAGGTCATGAGCGTCGTTGTATGCGCTTACCCAGGCGGCCGCGAGTGCGCATCAACGCGCCTCGGCCTCAGCCTCAAACAGTTCGACAACCGCGTCTACGAGAACGCCGGCAGCCGCCCCCTGAGCTATGAGCAGATCCAACTGCTCGAGCAAGACATCAACACCACCCACCTGCCCGAGTTCATTGCCCGGCTGTACGGCGGCATGTTCGTGCCGCTGACCAAGACCGAGGACCTGGACAACGTCGAGCTGTACCTGCGTTCGTTGAAGAGTGATGCGAAGTTGGGACTAATCGATCAGTTGATCCATGCCGCGATCGAGGACGGAGAAATCGACCCGTCCGAGGCCATGAGAATCATCCAGGCGCTTACCTGCTACATGGCCGCGCGCACTGCCGAGGTGGCAGCCACGATCCAGCTATACAGCCCCGCCAATGTAAGGGGGCAACAGTGAGCAGCGCCTACAAACTCGTTTGCCCCCACTGCAACGGAAAGATGCGTATCCGCACCAGCGAAGGCACACACATTTTCCTGCGGATTGCCTACTTGCAATGCGTGAACGAGGCCTGCGGCTGGTCCGTGCGCGCCCAGTTTGAAATGACTCATGAAATGAGCCCGAGCGGAATGCCGAACCCTTCTGTTCGACTGCCCGTGGCGCCCGTAGCCCTTCGGCGCCAGGCCATGAAGTCCGCTGCTGCTGATGATCAACCCGACCTGCTGGACCAACTGGACATGGAGCAAGCCACCGCATGAACGCAATCGCCCTGACCACCAACCCAGAAACCGATTACCGCTCCGCCATGCAACAAGCCGCCGTGGCCTTCTTGTTCCGACGCGAAGGCTTGCACCTGGCCGGCGACCACCAGGTATTGGACAACTGCCGTACCTTCCTGGCCATTTCGCTCGAAGTGCCTGCCCACCTGGTGCAGCGCATCGCTGAGCTGGCTGTTGCGGAGTTCGAGAGCAAGACAACCAAGCGCCTGCAGCTTGTAGGAGTGTGCGTTACCAGCGGCATCTACCGCCCGCGGCTGGTGCTGCTGGATACCGTCACCCAGCACCGATACCCAGTGCCAGCGCGCTACCTACCACGCCGGATGCTGCAACACCGCGACACCTCGAAGTAACCCAGAACCAACCCCTTTCCCGATGCCCCGTACTGCGTGGGTAAGGGGAAACTGCATTCAACTGGTGGCAAACATGAGCAAAATCATCATCCGGCTGGAGCTGGAGGAGCAGCAGGCAGAGCGGTATCTGCAATGGCTGAACTCCCAGTACAGCACCACCATGGCCGAGGTCTGGCACTCCGACCGTTATCGCCATGTCCCCAGCGGCGAGCGTGGGCCCAAAGTACTTCGCGATGTACCTCATCTTGTCGGAATTGGCCGCACCCGCCGCGAGCTTAAGAAGCAACTCAAAAGCTCCGGGGAGCGTGCACAGTGAGCCGACAGCCAATGGAACACAGCCTGCGCGCCGAAGTCCTTCGCCGCCTGCAGGACAACTACGGCCTCAAGCCGATCGCGAACACCCACTACATGCGAAAGGGCAAGTGCCCAACCTGCGGCAAGCTGGAGCTCTACTCGCGGCAGGACGAGCCTTGGTTCATCAAGTGCGGCCGTGGGAAGTGCGGGGATCAGTGGCATGTCAAAGAACTGTTCAACGACCTTTTCGACGACTACAGCAAGCGCTACCCAACTTCTCAGGAAGCACCGCGTGCTTCGGCCGATGCCTACATGCAGTACGCTCGTGGCTTCGATCTGGGCATCATCAAGGGCTGGTACAGCCAGGACAACTACTGGGACCGCATCCTCGGGATCGGCAGCGCCACTGTGCGTTTCAAGCTGGAACACGGCGAATACTGGGAGCGCCTGATCGATCAGCCTCACCGCTTCGGCAAGAAGAAAGCGCGCTTTGCCCCTGGCCAGTCGCCGCGCGGTTACTGGTGGCGCCCGCCCTCTGTTGATCTGACCAAAGTTGAAGAGCTGTGGATCGTCGAAGGCATCTTCGATGCCACCGCGCTGGTGCACAACCAGGTCGACGCCGTCTCCGCCATGAGCTCAGGTGCCTTCCCGTTCGAATCCCTCAAGCAGCTGGCCAAGCAGCGCAACGAGGCGGGTCAAAAGCTGCCACGGCTGGTGTGGGCGCTGGATAACGAGCCTGGGGCACACCGCTACACCCGAAAGCATGCCGCGATGGCGCGTGACCTCGGCTACACCTGCCAGGCAGCGCAAATCCCGCAGCAGGGGCGCAAAGTCGACTGGAACGATCTGCACCAGCGCTGGCACTTCATCGACGAAGACAAGCGCCAAGAACAGATCGACAAGGACCTGCGCGAAGCCCGCTATCACGGCAGCCTGCTGCTGGCCGACAGCGCGGCAGAGAAAGGCGTGCTGATGTACGACTGGCGCGAGCGGCAGGAATTTCACTTCTCGTTCGAGAACCGCCTGTACTGGTTCAAGATGGATGTGGAGAAGTTCAACAAGGCACAGCAGCAGCTGGATGAGTCCGAGCGTCAGGAGGATCTGATACTCACGGATCGCCAACGCCGAGACAAGGCACTGCGTCAGTGCGGTGCGGTGATCGAGATCGCCAACTGTTTCCCACAGGCACTGTACTTCCAGCGCAACGAAGTGACGGACGAGTCCTGGTACTACTTCCGTGTTGACTTCCCACACGACGAGCCGAGCGTGCTGAACACCTTCACCGGTGGCCAGGTTGCAGCGGCGAGCGAGTTCAAGAAGCGCCTACTGGGCATGGCGGCCGGTGCCGTGTTCACCGGTACCGGCTCCCAGCTCGATCGCATCATGCAACATCAGCTGTTCGGCCTGAAGACCGTCAAGACCATCGACTATATCGGCTATAGCAAGGAACACGGCTGCTATGTGTTCGGCGACCTGGCCGTGCGCGGTGGCGTGCTGGAAAGGGTCAACACCGAGGACTACTTCGAGTTCAAAGGCCTGCGCCTGAAGACGCTTCAGAAGTCGATCCGCCTGGAGATCAGCCAGGAAGCTACGAGCCATCGCCCAAACTGGTTCAACTGGCTGTGGACCTGCTTCAACACCCAAGGAACTATCGCCCTCGCCTTCTGGTTTGGCTCGCTGTTTGCCGAACAGATCCGCGCCGAGTTTCAATCGTTCCCGTTCCTGGAAGTGACCGGCGAAGCCGGCGCTGGTAAGTCCACGCTTCTGATGTTCCTGTGGAAACTGCTGGGCCGCCAGGATGAAGAAGGCGATGACCCGATCAAGATGACCAAGGCAGGCCTGCGCCGCTGGCTGAGCCAGACATCGGGCATGCCGGTGGTGATGCTGGAGGCCGACCGCAGCGATGCAGAGACTGGCGCCGCCAAGTCCTTCGACTTCGACCAGTTCAAGCCGCTGTTCAACGGTCGCGGCCTTGGCCTGACCGGGGTCAAGAACGGTGGCAACGACACCAATGCCCCGCCCTTCCGCGCCACGCTGGTGTTCAGCCAGAACGCCCCGGTGGTTGCATCGGAAGCCATCCTCACCCGGATCGTGAAGCTGCACTTCGTGCGCCCGGAGGTGACCAGCGAGAGCCGCTCGGCCGCCGACAACCTCAACCACCTGCAGGCCAGCGAAGTGAGCCACTTCCTGCTGATGGCTGCCAAGGCGGAACAGAAGGTCATGGAGACTTTCCGCACCCAGGTGAAGCTACACGAACAGGCCCTGCGCGAGCAACGAGAGATCCGCATCGAGCGGATTATCAAGAACCACGCCCAGATGATGGCCCTGGTCGACGCCTTGCGTTTGGTGGTGCCCATGAGCGACCGCCAGTACGAAGCCACCCAGCGCGAACTGCGTGCCATGGCCGTGGGTCGCCAGCACGCGGTGAACGCCGACCCGAAAGAGGTCGCCGAGTTCTGGGAAGTGTTCGATTACCTACAGTCGCTCAGCGAAGAGCCGATTGTGGACCACAGCAAGAATGCCGAGCTGATCGCGGTCCACCTCAACGAATTCTGCGAGCGCGCAGCTGAGCACAAACAGAAGCTGGCCGATGCCACCATGCTGCGCACCCTCCTGCGCAACAGCAAGTCTCGCCCCTTTGTCAGCAACAACCACGCGGTTGACAGCGCCGTGCGGGCTGCATTCAACAGCCGCACCACGGCCGCGAACCTGCGGCCGACCACGGTGAAGTGCTGGACCTTCAAGGCCGTCAAGGCCGGATAACCCGAAGCCCGGTGCTGCAACACCGGGATTAATCCCAAGGAGAAACGACATGCCGCAATCCCAGCTGAGCATTGAAATGATGTTGGCCTTCGAAGAGTGGGCAACTGAGCGAGGAATGGACGTAACCAGTGCCAAGGGGACCGATGGCCCAGCCTTCAAAAACGTGGAAACCCACGCGGCATGGCTTGGTTTTGAGGCCGCCCACGGTGACGCCGGCGTTATCCGCTCAGGCCAACAGCTGCATGCGTACATCAAGAGGAAAAGCGAATACGCGCACCAGTCGAAAGCGCTGTTTCCAGTTCGCGTCGGGAAGGCTCCTCACGGTGATTACATCGTTCACGGGGGGCCAGGCGGTGTTTATCGGATGAGCGACGTGGAGTTCTACGTCATCGAAGACGGTAAGCAGTACCGCCTCAAGTAACCAGATGGCGCCGAGGAGCTGCAACTCCCCGGCGCCGACCAACCCCAAGGAGAAACGACATGCAAGTAGAAACCCGCGAAGTTGGCGCCGTGAAGGCTACCACAGGGGCGCGCCCAAGGCTGGCCAGCCACTCGCTTGACCTACCGAACCACTGCGATATCTGCAATACCGCCCGCTCGACCAGGAAGCACCAGCGCTGCAGCCAGATCCGCCACCAGCGAAAGTCTGAGGTATGGGAAGCCTATATGGCTAACGTCGAGGCCAAGAAGGCAAAGCAGGGGCGCCGTTATGTTCGCTAAGCGCGAGCTGTAGCACTGACGTCAAGAACAGACGCTCCGAAATTCTAGTCCTGGAAGCAGGCCTTGCCCCCTTTACGGCCCATAAACTGGGCCGTATCTTCGTTATCGAGTGATAAAAATGGCAGCTGGAGTCGAAGTACGCGGCAACCACGTCCGCGTGTATTTCCGTTACCAGGGCGAACTGTGCCGGGAAGCCATCCCCGGGGACGCCTCGCCCGCAAACCTTGCCAATGCCGAGCGCTTGGTCGGAATCATCAACTATGAGATCGAGGCCGGCACGTTCAACTATGCCCGGCACTTTCCCGATTCGCCGAGAGTGAAGACCAACACCCTCGGCCACTACATCGACCTGTGGCTTGAAATAAAGCGCAACCAGATGGCAGCCAGCGGCTTCAAGATGTATCTCAGCCGCACCAATAAGCACATTCGTCCGCGCTGGGGCGACCAGCAGGCTGATCGGATAGATCACCTGGACGTTCAGCACTGGGTGCAGACCGTGCTTATGTCCGAGCTGCAGAACAAGACCGTGCGCGAGGTCGTCAGCCACATGCGGCAGATCTACCAGCTGTATCGCACGCAGAACCGCTTCGCATTCGACCCAACCGATGGAATCACGATCTCACTGCCTGACGCTGAAGACCCCGACCCGTTCACGCGGCAAGAAATCAGTGCGATCCTGGGCCAGGAGACTGAGCGGGAACAGGAAATCAACCTGACAGAGTTCATGATCTGGACTGGCCCACGGGTCAGCGAAGCGATGGCACTCGCCTGGGAGGACGTCGACCTGGTGGCCGGCACCGTGGAGATTCGTCGTGCACGGGTAGCCGGCCAGTACAAAGTGACCAAGACCAGGCGCTCTACGCGAAAGGTCAAACTGCTCGCCCCGGCCCTGCGCGCCCTCCAGGCACAAGCGAGGTTCACCCAGAACCTGCCGCCGGAGCTGATCGAGGTTGTCGATCGGGACAACCGCACGGTGCGGCAGCAGCGCGTGCGTTTTGTATTCCACAACAGCGCCACTGGAGAACCGTACCGATCTTCGGACGTGCTGCGGCATGGCTGGTGGATCACGCACCTGGAAAAAGCCGGAGTACGCCAGCGCGGGCCGAACACCTGTCGCCATACCTTCGCCAGCCAGATGCTGAGCAGCGGCATCGCCACGCCAGAGTGGATTGCAGATCAGATGGGGCACACGTCGACGGCGATGATCTTCAAGCACTACGCGAAGTGGATCAGCGAGGACGGCCCGGATGTGGTGGGGTTGTTAAATCAGGCGCTCAGGTTGACCTGAACGCACAAAAAAGGGGCCGCAAGGGCCCCTTTCTTCTGCCTGTTATTCCCAAAGTGTTCCCAAAACGCTCCCATTTGAGGGTCAAGCGGTGGCGAACATCAATGAAATCAAGCACTTGTATGGCGGAAGCGTAGAGATTCGAACTCTAGGATAGTTGCCCATCGACGGTTTTCAAGACCGTTGCCTTAAACCACTCGGCCACGCTTCCAGCTCGTTTTGCGGCCGCCATAATACCGTAATGAAA